GGTATAAGCCGTTCTACAGAACAGTAGTGGCAACATATGTTAGTGAAAACGAATTCAGAGGTATATGATAATTTTAATAACCGAGGCTCAAAAAAAATCTTTATCAAATAGTTTAATCGGTGAGAAGGTTATGGTTTATTATAATTTACATAAACAAACCTTTTCGGTTCAAAAACATGGGATTGTTGTTTTTCATGCGGACTATTTGAAATTGAGAGATGTAGAGTTTAGAGTTAGAGTTGGGGGAAAAGAAAAGGTTAGAAAAGAAAAATCAAAAAATGTTCATGCATTTGTTATCGGTATCTTAGAAGATTTTTGTGAATATCCTTGTGAGGAAATGCCTGAAGAACCTGTGGGTGAGATAATAACATATAATCCGTATTTATATGATAGTTTTGTTTTTAGAAAAACAAAAGAGCCAATATACAACGCAAATGAAGTTGTTATGATAAACTCAAAAAATAAAATATTCGTAATCGAATAAATATTTTTAATATGCCATTACCAAAACAAGTCAAACCTACATTACCGTTAGTCCCTAAGAAAACATTATCTGCTAGGAGAGAACAGTTATTGGAGTTTATAAATAAAGACGGAACGTTTTTACCTAAGTCAGTATTACATGCAGACTTAGATAGAGGTATGCTTGATTTTGTTAAGGGTGAGTTGGAGGTTGTGACTGCAGGAAAAGTTGTTCCAATGGTTGACACAATCATTACTACTCAAAACTGGGCTCAATATGTTGAGACTGCTTTGTTTGTTGATTTGGATTATAATCCATCACCACCTTTTATTACCGTTGTTAGAAGTCCTGAGGTTAAGTTTGGAACAAATCCTGCTCTACAATACACTATACCAAATAGAAAACAATTTTATTATGCATCGGTTCCAACATGGAATGGAAATGAGCAAGGTATGGACATATATACAATACCTCAACCTGTTCCTGTTGATATTAATTATAGTTTGAAGTTTATCTGTAATAGAATGAGAGAGTTGAATCAACTCAACAAGATTGTTATGCAGAAGTTTTCTTCAAGACAAGCCTATACATTTATTAAAGGTCAATATGTCCCGATTATATTGAATAATGTTTCTGATGAATCTCAGATGAGTTTGGATGCCAGAAAATATTATGTTCAAAGTTATGATTTTACAATGTTAGGTTATTTGATTGACGAGGAAGAGTTTGAGGTTAAACCTGCAATCGCTAGAGTTTCTCAAGTGTTTGAAGTTCAGTCTGATAACAAAAAGAAAAAAAGAAAAATATATCCTGAAAACCCTGATGAGTTTGGTCAGAATTTTTTATTTGTTTCAGGTAATACTGTTCTAAGTGGTATTGTTGATTTTACTGTTGACATGACATTCATTTCTTCGAATAACATCAATACGTTTGATGTCTTTATTAATGGAGATTATTATGGAACAGATTTGAACTTTATACAAGTTACTTTGGACGATGTTCTTAGAATTGAAGTTGTTAAAAATGATGATACTTTAGATGGTAATATTTTGTTTGAAAACAAGTTAGTTTAATTCTCTCCGTATATATCTTTCTTCTCTTTACACTTCTCAATAATTAAATTCTCTAAAAATTTATAAATTTTAATTCCCCTCTTATCACAGTATTTTTTTAGGATATCATGTGATTCAGGGGATATTTTTATGTTTTTGATTTCTTTCTTTGTTTTCATGGTAGAAAAAAGGCAGAATTTATTCTCACCGTTTATAAATAGATATCAGAAAGTCAAGTTTTTTCATTCAAATACTAATATTTATCATTAAAATAAATCTGCATTAGAACAATTTAATAATGGCAACAGCACAAGCAAATCAAAAAGTATACGTTTCTCCCGGTGTTTATACCTCAGAAACTGACTTATCATTCGTGGCTCAAAGTGTCGGAGTAACGACATTAGGTCTTGTTGGAGAATCCATCAAGGGTCCTGCATTTGAACCTATCTTTATCACGAACTATGATGAATTCCAAGCTTACTTCGGTGGAACAATTCCCGAAAAGTTTGTGAATACACAAATCCCTAAATATGAAGCGGCGTATATTGCCAAATCTTATCTTCAACAGTCGAACCAAATGTTCTTCACAAGAATTCTTGGTTTATCTGGATATGATGCAGGTCCATCATGGAGTATAAGAGTAACTGCAAACCCTGACCCAACTACGATTGGTATTAATTCGGGTGTTGCCACATCACCTTGGACTGCAGGTTTTACGGGTTCGTCGTCTGCAAATACAATAACATTCGTTAGTGGAGCATTACCAACACCAGTTTCACAAAATTTAGATGTTCAGTTTAGATTATCGAATGGTTCAACATCAACGTATGCTGAAGGTTTCAACACCTACTTAGGTAATGTAATTGATACACCATCAACGTCAGCTACAACAGCGGTAATTTATGGCTCAATTCCTGAAAGTGATTATAATGATTTATTATCTTTAGGATATAATACGTTTATAAATGCGTTCGGTTCTGATTCAACAAATTTATTATACAATGATTTATCTGCAGCAGACAATGACCCATGGTTTTACGCAACTTTCGATATTCCAAGTGGTAATAACTATTCAGGTTATTCATTTGATTATGTAGTAACAAATTTAGTTTCATTAGGTGGAACTGTTTATAGTGGAACAGTATCAGGTAACTCTTACACGTTCTCAGGGACTGCGTTCGAAGAATATAATAATATGGTTGTTGCAACATTACGTTCAAGAGGTATTTCTCTTTATACTAATAGTTCTTCAAGTCTTAATCACGGACCAGTGTATGAAGTGACAGGATTGACTGACGTTCAGTTAGTTTGTGACGAACAATATTCAGGTGTTACTAAAAATCCTTTTGGAACATTCTTACTTTCAGGTGTTACTAAAGATTCTGATGTTTTCTCTTTTGAAACTTCTTTATTGGCGTCTTCTTCTAAGTATATAACAAAAGTGTTGGGTGTGGATAACTTTGGTAAATCAAGAAATGAAGTTCCTTTATTTGTTGAAGAAATTTATCCAGGTTCTTTGAATTACGCATTTAACCAAAGTTACATCAGAGGTTTAAACTGTGACTTGGTTGCATTACCTGAAGCTAGAGACACAACATCTACAACAACTATTGCTTGGAAATTACAACAATATCAGTCACCGAAAACTCCTTACTTTGTTTCGGAATTAAGAGGTAACAGAGTTTATAATTTATTTAGATTCATTTCAATCTCTGACGGTGATGCTGCTAATACTGAAGTGAAAGTTTCAATAGCAAACATTTCGTTTAACAATATGACATTTGATGTTTTAGTGAGAGATTTCTTTGATACAGACCAAAATCCTGTAGTTATTGAAAAATATACAAATTGCACATTAGACCCATCAACTAACAACTTTATTGGTGTTAGAATCGGAACTTCAAACGGTGAGTATGCTTTAGTGTCGAAATACATTATGGTTGAAATGGCTGACGGAGCTCCTGTAGATGCATTACCTTGTGGTTTCAATGGATATACACAGAGAGAATATGATTCTATATCAAATCCATCACCTAATATTATTTACAAAACAAAATACTACTTCCCTGGTGAAGTTATTTATAACCCTCCATTTGGAACTAACTCTGGTGGTTCAAACACTGTAGAGTCTGCTGGCGATGTTGTTAGAAGAACATATTTAGGTTTCTCAACTCAATTTGGTATTGATGATTCTTTCTTACAATATAAAGGTCAACAAAATCCAACAACCGATTGGGCGCAAGCAACTGATTCTATTCCTTGGAACTACCTTTCTAAAGGTTTCCATATGGACTCAGGTGCAACTGTTGTAACTATCGGAAACGTTTATGATACAAGTGGTCAAACAGCTTATGAGTGTGGTGTTGCTGAATTCAGAAATGACCCTGAATCTCAAGAGAACCCTTACTATTTTATCTACGCTAGAAAATACACTTGTTGTTTTGCTGGTGGATTTGACGGATGGGATATCTATAGAGAATTTAGAACTAATGAAGATAGATTCCAATTAGGTGCTTCAGGTTTCTTAGCAGGTTTCGCACCTGACCAAAGATACCCAACAGCAACTGGAGATGGTTTATTCAAGAGAATTGTTGTTCAGAATAACAGAAGTGATTTTGCTAATACTGACTACTACGCTTACTTACTTGGTATCTTAACATACGCTAACCCTGAATCTACAAACATTAACGTGTTTGCAACTGCATCAATTAACTATATAGATAACTCAAACTTAGTTGAAGCGGCAATCGACATGATTCAATATCAAAGAGCGGATTCTGTGTATATCACAACAACTCCGGACTACGATATGTTCTCACCAGATGCTACAGACCCTCAATTGATTGTTTATCCACAAGAAGCTGTAGACGCTCTTGATAACACAGGAATTGATTCAAACTACACAGCGACTTACTATCCTTGGATATTAACAAGAGATACTGTTAACAATACTCAAATCTACTTACCAGCAACTGGTGAAGTTTGTAGAAACTTAGCATTAACTGATAACATCGCATTCCCTTGGTTCGCATCAGCGGGTTACACAAGAGGTCTTGTTAATTCAGTTAAAGCGAGAGTTAAACTAACTCAAGAAGATAGAGATACTTTATATCAAGGTAGAATCAACCCAATCGCAACTTTCTCTGATGTAGGAACTGTAATTTGGGGTAACAAAACTTTACAAGTTGCTGATACCGCTCTTAACAGATTAAACGTTAGAAGATTGTTGTTACAAGCTCGTAAGTTGATTTCAGCGGTGGCTGTAAGATTATTGTTCGAACAAAACGACCAAATCGTTAGACAACAATTCTTAGACAGTGTTAACCCAATCTTAGATTCAATCAGAAGAGACAGAGGTTTATACGATTTCCGTGTAACAGTTTCTTCTTCACCTGAAGACTTAGATAGAAATACACTTACAGGTAAGATTTACTTAAAACCTACGAAGGCGTTAGAATTCATCGACATCGAATTCTTCATCACTCCAACAGGAGCTTCGTTTGAGAATATTTAATACTATCAATAGTATTTCAAAATCCCCCACCACAAATGGGGGATTTTTGTTTAATAAAGGTATTTATATGTTATGGGAAAAAAATTGATTATTAGAGAATCAGAAGTAGATGAAATCCGTAGAATGTATGGGTTACTTATGGAACAAGTTTCAGAAGAACCTGTCTGCACTGAGAGTGGTTGTAAAGGAAAATATACTGGTCCCGAATTTAAAAAAATGGGAGATAACACGAAAAGTGATATTGCACATCAATATTCAAATGTGATTACCAAAGCTGTTGCTGCAAAATTGAAAGATTTATATAAAAATGGAATATATTCCCGAGTGAATTTTAGTGGAATAAAAATGGAAACTAAAGGGATGGGCTCAGGTAATGTTACTTACACAGTAGATATCCCTTTCGAAAGAGCTAATGATAAATGTGATTCAAGGACAGGATTTGCTCACGTTGGTGGTTGGGGACATAAACCTGAACTCCAGACGAGAAAGAAGGAGATATGGGGTTACATACCTCCTGGTAAATCTAGAAATACTGTTGTTGATAATCACTTAGACGTGAGTCAATTAACAACAACTCCAGAAGGGTTAGAAGAATATTGGATTCAATGGAAACACTGGGATTATCAATCAGAATGTGAAAAATCAAACTCAGATAGTCAAATGTCATTAGAAAAAATTCACACTGTTGGTGACCCAAATTATAAACCAATTTCCAACACAGAAGCAGATAAAATCCTTAGAAAGATTGGAAGTTTGAATTCTACTAAAGAACCTGAATCAACACCAAAAACAAAAGAAGAACCCAAATCCGAACCGTTGGTTAAACCAGAGGTTAAGGTTACTAATAAACCAGAGGCTAAATCTGTTATCAAGAGAGCTAAAAGAGGGGTTCTAAGTCCCGATGAAGAACTATAAAGAAGATATTTATATAATATGTTAAAAGTAATTAAAGAAGGTTTCAGAGAACCAAATAGTCCGGATATGAAATATTATGCGTTCGATTGGGACGATAATATTGTTCACATGCCAACAAAAATCGTTCTTAAGACGGATGATGGTGAAGAGTTCGGAATGAGCACAGAAGACTTTGCAGAATATAGAAGTGAAATAGGTAAGAGTCCATTTGAATATAAAGGTAAGACTATTGTAGGTTTTGCTAACAATCCATTCAGAAACTTCAGAACTGAAGGAGACAAACAATTTTTGGTTGACTCAATGAAAGCCAAACTTGGACCAGCGTTCGACGATTTTAGAGAAGCAATCAATAATGGTTCAATATTTGCCATCATCACTGCAAGAGGTCACAACCCCAACACACTGAAAGAAGCTGTCTACAATTACATTATAAATGATTTTAATGGTATAAGTAAGGAGAGTCTCCTGAAGAACCTTAGAAAATATAGGTCGTTCGTCGATGAGGAAGAAATGAGTGATGATGATTTAATCAAGTCTTATTTAGAACTCAACAAATACCACCCCGTTTCTTTTGGTGACGATAAGAATGCTGCAAGTCCTGAAGAATTAAAGGTTATGGCTATGGATGATTTTGTGAGTTATATTAAAGGAATGGCTGCTGTGTTAAATAAGAAAGCATTTCTTAAAAAAGATATAGGTAATAAATTCGTTCCAGCTAAACCAGTTATAGGATTTTCAGACGATGACCCTAAAAACGTAGAAGTAATGAGTAAACACTTTAAAGATAAACCAGATAATCTAGTTAAGACTTATTCTACAGCTGGAGGAATTAAAAAGGAAGTTAAATAAAGAATATTCTTTTAGAAAAAAAAGTAAAGTAATATATTTTTCCATAAGACTATATTTATAACATATAAACAAGAAAAAACAAAACTAATATAACATGGCTGATTTATTAATGAAAATGCCGATACCTTACGAACCGAAACGCCAGAATCGATTCATTCTGAGATTTCCTTCGAGCTTGGGTATAAATGAGTGGTTTGTTGAATCAACATCAAGACCATCAATCAAAATCGCATCTACAGAAATTCAATTCTTAAATACTTCTACATATGTAGCTGGTAGATTCACTTGGGACGAAATCCCTGTTAAATTCAGAGACCCAATTGGTCCTTCTGCAGCTCAAGCACTTATGGAGTGGGTTCGTCTACACGCTGAATCTGTGACAGGTCGTATGGGTTATGCTGCGGGATACAAGAGAGATATCGACCTTGAACTTTTGGACCCAACAGGAGTTGTTGTGGAAAAGTGGATTTTATACGGAACATTCTTAACAAGTGTGAACTTCGGAACGTTAGCTTACAACACAGACGCTTTGGCGGACATTTCAGCCAGTCTTCGTCCTGACCGTTGTGTGTTAGTATACTAATACTATATACAAAAAACCAATACTAATTATATTTAACCGTAAAGACATAAACTTTACGGTTATTTTTTTATATGGAAAATCAAGCAAGAGACTACGGTCAAGAAAATTTCACATTACCACACGACATGGTGCCCCTACCATCACAAGGAGCATTTTATAAAAATAAAAAGAAATCACTCAAAGTTGGTTATCTAACTGCATCCGATGAGAACATTCTTATGGGTGGCGCAGATGATATCACCGCAACTTTATTGAGGTCTAAAATATATGAACCAGACGTTAGAGTTGACGATTTGTTAGAGGGAGACATTGAAGCTATTTTGGTATTCTTAAGAAACACTTCTTTTGGTCCTGAAATAGATATGTCTTTGACCGACCCAAACACAAAAAAACAATTTACTGCTAAAATAGTTCTTGATTCACTTCCGATTATCAAAGGACAAGAACCATTAGAAGATGGAACTTTTGTAACAACCTTACCTAAGTCAGGTGCCACAGTTAAATTAAAACCACTAACCTATGGTGAAATTAACGAAATTGCTAAAATGGCAGACAGTTATCCTGTTGGAAGAGTTGCACCGAGAGTTACTTGGAGATTACAAAGACAGATTGTTGAAGTTGACGGCTCATCAGATAAGGTTGAAATTGTGAAATTTGTTGAACAAATGCCGATTGCAGACTCTAAATACATAAGAACGTTTATGAACGAAAATGAACCAAGACTTAACATGTTCAAAGAAGTAACAGCCCCATCAGGAGAAAGACTAGCGGTTAATGTTGGTTTTGGGGTTGAGTTTTTTCGCCCTTTCTTCTGATTATAGGAAAGGACAACTCGATGAATTCTTTTATTTGAACACATTACTTAAGATTACATACCAAGATTTTATCTCAATGCCAATTTTCATGAGGAAATATCTTTTGGATAAATGGATAGAAACTAATAGGAAGGACTAAATTTTAGTCCTTTATCTATTTATAGATAAAAAGGTATAACCATGGCAGATACAACCCCAGCTTCAACTAATCCTGATTTGGATAATCTCGGTAACGCAAAGGCAACAATTACTAAATTGAGTGAAGAGTTAACTAAGATGAAATCACCTTTGGATGAAACTCTACAAAAAATGTATGAGATTACAATGGCTGCAGACGGATTAAACAAAGCATTCATTGGTAACAGAACTAGAATAAGAGAAATGATGCAGGCCGTTACAGATGTGGCACCTGAAATTGTAGGTCTTGGAGGAAAGTTTGAAGATGCCGGTAAAACAATTGAAGGGATTGCTTTAGGTTCTAGAAGAAATCTTATTGCAACAAAAGATGATGTTCAAGAATTATTTGCAACAAGTAAGGTTATTGGTCAAGATGTAAACAAACTTGTTGACCAATTTGCCAAGGTTGGTGTTATGTATTCAAACATATCTGAACAAGTTTTGGATTCTATAAACTATGCTAATAGTATTGGAGTTAATGCTAAAGCTGTAATGGGGGATGTAGTTGCGAATACTGAACAGTTATCACGTTTCAATTTCGAAGGAGGAGTTCAAGGATTAACAAAGATGGCGGCACAAGCGTCAATGTTGAGATTTGATATGAAAGAAACATTTGAATTGGCGGACAAAGTTCTTGACCCTGACAAGGCAATTGAGGTTGCTTCAGCATTCCAAAGACTTGGGGTATCCGCAGGAAACTTAACAGACCCGTTCATGTTAATGAATCAATCAATTAACGACCCATCAGGACTCCAAGATTCTTTAATTAATGTTGCAAAACAATTTACATACTTTGATGAAAAAACAAAATCATTCAAAATAAGTCCTCAAGGAATTCTCACCTTAAGAGAAATGGAAGCTCAAACAGGAGTTAGCGCCAAGTCAATGAGGGAAGCAGCATTATCCGCAGCGGACTTTGATAAAAGAATGACTGATATTAAGAAAACAGGAATTGCTACGGGATTTAGTGAAGATGACCAAAAATTAGTTGCAAACCTTTCTAGAATGGGAGAAGGGGGGACAGGATATGAAATAAAGGTGGTAGATGAACAGGGAAAAGAGTCCTATAAAAAATTGACAGACCTCAGTTCGGAACAACTCAAAGCAACTTTAGAAGCTGAAAAAACGAGACCAAAAGATATTGAATCCGTTCAAAGAAATCAATTAAACATACAAGAAGGTATGTTGGCTAATTTGAAAGAAATTAATGAAAAAATTCTTAGAGGTATAACAGGTAACAACACCGCACTCAATAATATTTCAAAATTTTCAGGTTTAGCGAGAGAGAAAGGAAGAGGACTCACGGAAAAATATTTCAACGAAGACTATATAAAAACCGTTGAAAAATATCAAAAAGAATTAGCTGCTGCGGGAACTGATGAGAAAAAGAGAAAGGCCTTACTTGAAAAAATAGAAAACGAAATCACTAACACAGGAGGGAGTCTTTTAGCGGAATTCAAACAGGCTGGTAAGGATATAGGTAAGGGTAGTTTACCATTCTCGAAACAAATTGATTCTCTTTTCAAATTTTTAGATACAGATAAAATTAAAAGTAAAAAAACCGCACCTGAACGTAAAGCAATAGGAAGTGTTGCAACTACGGAACCAACAGTTAATAATGATTTCATTTTCGGTAGGAATAAAACCGCTGAAAGTGTTTCAACAGGAAAAGCGGCTTCAGTAGGTGGAGGAGGAGTTAATGTAAACGAAACTATTGAAGTCAAACCAATAAGTGGAAAAATTGATATAAACGTAACGGCAACAGGTGCAGATTCTAAAATTATTGAAGACATCTTAAGTAAAGGTTCGGTAACATTGAAAGAAAGAATCTTTGAAATTGTTACAGAACAATCTAAGATAACACCTGGTAGACTCAAATAAAAAATAGGAATAACCTATTTATAATAAAAACAATTAATGGGTAGTCCGTTAGATTTAGTTAGCTCAGAAGGGTTCAGAAAAAAACTTATAACGAAGAACTTAGCACCATATGCTAAGTCTCCCAGAAAAACTACGCCACCAACAAACTACGAATATATTCAATCTGATACATCAGTAATTGATACTCCTGACAATTTAATAGATGAACCAAGTTTCGCAAATAAATTATACCCCCTTAACAGGTATGGTAATGAAGGTGGGTATGAGCAAGTCCCTGACCCAGGAGGATTATTAAATACCAAGTCAAATGAAGGTGAATATGGATTTCAAGATGCAAATATCTTAGGGCAAGCTTTACCTGAGTCACAAAAATGGAAACCGCTTAATGTTTTTTCGAATGGTGGTGAGTTACCATTAGACAGTGCTCAATTCTTTGAATCAATGAATAGGCCACAAGCCACTACCTTATACAATAACCAACCATATCCAGCAACTTTTGTTCCCTCAACTTATAGCCCGGTATCAATTTTGTTGTCACCTGACCCACAAGGGACTAATGGACTTTTATCTCAAGATTCCTTCATAGCTAAATTAGGCGCAGAAACTTTAAGAAGTGAGTTTCAAAGAAGAATTGCAACGGGAATTAGACAAAACACGATTGGAAGAATCAACGCATTCAATGTAAGAGGTGGAACAGATATTCTCAACTTGATTACAGGAAGAGTTCCTTTAATAGAACCAAACTATCAAATTACAGTTCCTTCGAATCCTATATTAGCTGCGACTGATTTTGCATTGAGATTAGCTGGAAGTATAATACCTACATCTACAATACCAGGTTCATATTTTGACCCATCTATCAATACAAGACAACCAACTACTATTCAACAATTAACAAATGCATTCAGGAGGTCGGCGGTTGGTAAATTTTTTACAAGATTAGTTGGTGCTGACAAGTCGGGTTCACAACTATTTTTGAATAACACAGGTGGTGGTCAAAAGTCTAGATTGTTTGATAATATTGATTACAACAAATATAAGCCAAACTATCAAAGAACTATATTTGATAGAGCGGCAGGAGCGTTGGTAGGGACAATAGAATCTAACAGTAATTTTTATGTTGGTTCAACAACATCCGACCCTTCAAGAGTATTTTCGCCAGGTGGAGACATACCAACGAATGCTTATGGTCAGGAACAAGAAACTCCTGTTTATGGACCAACTGAATTAGCTCAACTTTATGAAGGTGTTAGTAGGGAAATTAAGTTAGGTCCCAATGGACCAACATACAGTAATGGTGGTGGTATTGAAGGAGGATTCACATGGGTCTCTCCAAAATACAAAGATAATGCTGGTAAAAAGGTTGGTATCGGTGGTGAAATAATGAACCAAGACCAAGACTTCAAACCATCATCATACAACAACACGGAATCTACAAATATTGAATTCAGACAAGGGTCAATCCTTGATGATACTCAAAGAATTATTGATAGTCAACCACAAGGAGGTAGGAGATTACAACACGTTGGTAATGCAATTGACCAAGTAAGTAAAATATTTCATGATGGATATAATGAAATGACTAAGGGTTCGAGAGTATTAACTTATACAGGTTCAATCGGACAAGAAGTTGGAACGGAATATTGTAGAGTGTTTGCAAAAGACATACCATACCTTCAATATAACGACTTACAGAAGACAGATGGTATGACCACACAAGGTAGAAAATTTGCATACTCGGTAATGGATTCAACGTATAATTTAAATATTGCTCCAAACAAGAGAGAAGGTGGACAAGATTCTACAAACTTAGTTTTAGATACCGCAGCTGGAGTGTCTTACGCAAAAAAATATATGTTCTCACTTGAGAATTTGGCATGGAGAACATCGGCAACACCTGGTTTTAGTGTTGCAGAATTACCGATATGTGAAAGAGGTCCAAACAGTGGTAGAGTTATGTGGTTTCCACCATATGGATTAACATTTAATGAATCTGTTAGTGCGAATTGGAAAGGAACAGACTTTTTAGGTAGACCAGAACCTGTTTACACTTATACAAATACATCAAGAAGTGGTTCGTTATCTTGGAAGATAGTCGTTGACCATCCCTCTGTTTTGAATATCATAGTTAATAAGGTTTTAAGTAATGAAACGAATAAAAACAGAGTCAACAGTATTCTCGAGTCTTTCTTTGCTGGTTGTAGAAAATATGATTTATATGAATTAGCTAAAAAATATTACACAGTTTCACCAGGAGAGTTGAACGAATTACAACAAATTATTAATTCAGGAGATTTAAGTAAAGAACAGTTAGGGTTTATTAGAGACAGTGTAGCCACAGGTAAGGACAATTCAGGTAATCAAGCAACATTAGTTGCCGAGCCAAGTCAAAACACACCAAGTGACGACTTAAAACAGTTTCAAAACTTTTCGTTATACTTCCCAAACAACGACCCTGTTAAAGGAACGGTATCAAGTTATCCTTCATACTATTCGATTTATTTGGCTCAGACAGGGAGCACAAATTACAGTCAACCTGATTTACAAAACTTTTTCTCAAATGTTGTTGTAAAAAATTATGATGAAGTTCAGAATAATTTTTTTGTTCAGTTGGCTAGCACTTTGGAAAATAATCCAAATAGAATTGTTACAATTACTCTTGAAGGTAGTGCGTCTGGTGCCGGAACCACACCATACAATTTAACATTATCAGAAAGAAGAATAGATTCTGTCATAAAATTCTTTCAATCAGAACCATCATTAAGTAAATTTATTAACTTAGGAAGAATAAAATTCAAACAAGTTCCAAAGGGTGAAAATGCCAATGCTAAAAGATGGGAACCGAAAGAAGGTAAATTTGTAGAAACACAATTTAGTTGTAGCGACAGTGATGATAGTGAAAGTGTAAACAATAATACACAAATATATTCATTGAGTGCAATGGGTTGTAGAAGAGTAAGTATTTCATCAATTGTTGCAACAACAGGTGTTCCAAATCAACAACCCGCACAACCATCACAACCAGCTGGTGGACCGGGAAATGAACCTCTAAGACCAATATTGGGTCAGAACATTGAAACTAAAATTAAAAAACCTGACAATATAACTAAAAGAGTTTTAAGGACTTTATTATCTGAGTGTGATTATTTTGAAACTATTAAAGAAGAAACACCTATGGTGTTTGATTCACTTAAAGAGAAATTGAAGTTTTTCCAACCAGCGTTTCACTCAACAACACCTGAGGGATTGAACTCAAGACTTACTTTCTTACAACAATGTATGAGACCTGGTGACACAATACCAACAGTTAAAGAAGTCGGAGGAAAACAAGAATTACAGTTCAATGATGCCGTAAACACAGCCTTTGGAGCCCCACCTGTTTTAGTTTTAAGAATTGGAGATTTCTACAATACCAAAATAATTCCTGATGGACTTCAGATTTCATATGAAAGTTTGGATATTAATCCAGAGGGAATTGGGGTTCAACCGATGATTGCAAACATTACAATGTCCTTCAAGTTTGTTGGGGGTAGTGGATTGAAAGAGTCAATTGATAAATTACAAAACGCATTAACATTCAACTATTATGCTAATACTGAAATGTGGGATGATAGGGCAGATGTTACTGACGATAGTTTGAAAGTTTTAGATAAAGAGTTCTTACAATTGGTTAATCAAGCTGCGGCACCAACGGTTAATCAGGTTCCAAATCTCAATGGTCAGTCAAACGAAAATACGATTGGTGATAGAATAACAACTGTAGTTACTGCTAGCGGGGAAACTGGAACAATATCGTATCAACAATTTATGGATAATTTTGTTTCAACAACACAAACATACTTCCAAACTGTTGTTAATAAGAGTA